AATCCATTCTTTCTACAAGGTTCTCCTGGAGAACAAAGATTAGTTCAAGACCTCATCAACGAACAGTTGAGAATGTATGGGGTTGATATCTATTACATGCCCAGAGAATATCTGGGAACCAAAACGGTTATCAAAGAAAACGTTTTAGCTAAATTTGAAGATAACTTCATTATTGAAGCATATGTTCAAAATTATGAGGGTTTCCAGGGATCTGGAGATTTGATGACTAAGTTTGGAATTAGAACAACTGACGAATTAACTCTTGTTATTTCCAAAGAGAGATTTGAAGACTTTATCTCTCCATTTAGTATGGATCTATTGGCAACTAGACCAAAAGAAGGAGACTTAATATATTTTCCACTATCCGATAGTCTTTTCGAAATCAAGTTTGTAGAACACGAGAATCCATTCTATCAACTTGGAAAACTTTACATGTATCAACTTACATGTGAGTTGTTTGAATATGAAGATGAAGTAATTGATACGTCAATCGAAGAAATCGATGATAATGCCCAAAATATTGGATATATTGCAACACTCACATTAGCTGGAATTGGTCAAACAGCAGAAGTATCAACAACTCTTGTTGATGGTTCGGTAAATCAAATTGTTTTGATCAATGATGGATATGGATACACCAGTCCACCCGCAGTTTCCATCTCAACTTCACCAAACGGTAGTTCTACTGCAAATGCAACTGCAGTTGCTATTACAACAAGTAATACTGGATCTGGATCCACTACCTTCTCCGTGAAAGAGGTTCAAATCACCAATCCTGGATTTGGCTATACACAACCCCCAACAATCGTTTTCAGTGGTGCTGGCGGGTCTGGGGCAAGTGCAAGGGCGGGTATTGGTACTAAGGGTGTGGTTAAGATACTCAATATCAACACTCCTGGAGCACAATACGCCACACCTCCAGTTGTATCAATCTCAACTTCTCCAACTGGTCTTTCTACCGCTAATGCCACTGGTGTTGCGGTTGTAAGTGCTGGTGGAACTATCGCACAAATTAGATTTACCAATGCAGGATTTGGGTATACTTTGGCACCAACTATTACTATTGCAGCTCCGACTGCGGGTGGATCGGGTGTTGGAACTGGAAACTTTGTTATCAATGAAATGATCACAGGTGAAAGTTCTCTCTCCACTGCTCGTGTCAAGTCTTGGGATAAGGATACAAGAATTCTCAAGATATCAAATCTTGCAGGCACATTTGCACTCGGAGAAGTTATTGTTGGAAGTGCAAATACATTTTCAAGTCCAGGTATCGGAACGACAGGAAGATACGCTGTTAAGACTATCCAATATGATGATCAATATGATGATTATGCAGAAAATATTGTTATTGAAAACGAGGCTGATGATGGACTTCTTGACTTTACAGAAACCAATCCTTTCGGTACTTTCTAAATAATTAGAAAAAATCATGATTGGCCAATATTTTTATCACGAGATCCTAAGAAAAACCGTTATTGGTTTTGGAACTCTGTTTAATCAAATTGAAATTCGGCACTCTGACGACAATGATAACGTTCAGAGTAGGATGAAGGTTCCATTGGCATATGGACCAATACAAAAGTTTTTGGCCAAAATTGAACAACAACCACAGTTAAAGGGGAGACCTGCGATCACTTTGCCTCGCATGTCTTTTGAGATGACGGGCATTTCATATGATTCTTCTAGAAAAGCCTCAATTACACAAACTTTTAAAACTTGCAATACAGGCCAACTTAATAATATTAAGAAGGTCTACATGCCCGTCCCATACAACATTTCATTCCAACTTAGTATTGCAACTAAGTTAAATGATGATATGTTGCAAATTTTGGAACAAATTCTTCCATATTTTCAACCAGGACTGAATATTACTATTAATCTCATTTCATCCATTGGTGAAAAAAGAGACATTCCTATTGTTCTCGAAAACATCAACATGACGGATGATTATGAGGGCAGTTTTGATAACCGTCGTGCAATGATCAGCACACTTACATTTACTGCAAAAACTTATCTCTTTGGTAAGATTGCTGATAACTCTGATGGTCTCATTAAGAGAGTTCAAATTGATATGCTTGATGACACCAACAGAGTCCGTGCAAAGAGAGTTCAAAGATATGCAGCGACTCCAAGAGCTGTCAAAGATTATAATGATGATGCGACAACTGCAATTAATCAAGATCTAGCCGCAGAACAAACCTTACTCTCAGTTAACAGTGCATCAGGACTTAGCGTTGACGATTACATTGTTATTAATAATGAGAACATGCAAATTCGTTCCATCAGCGGAACGGATGTCACCGTTTATAGAGCAGTTGATGGAACTACCGCAACTGATCATGCTTCTGGATCTATTGTAAATATTATCAGTGGAACTAGAACTCCAGATCTACCTCTGACTGGCGATGATGATCTTATTGTTGCCGGCGATGACTTTGGATTTAATGAATTAACATCCTTCTATCAAGATTATAAGGATTACTCTCCATCACAAGGAACTGATGTTTAATAGTGAGGAACAACAATGGCGTTTGATGATATCGGGAAAGCACTTGACATTCTTAAAGATGATGGATGCAGTGAGATTGCCTCTGTTAGCGGCGATGTACAAGTCCCAAAACAGCGAGAAGAAAAACCAGACCTGAAAAGGGACTACGAATACACAAGAGGTCAGTTGTATTCGTTGATCGAAAAAGGTCAAGAGGCTATTGATGGGATCATGGAGATCTCACAAGAACAAGGCTCTGCGAGAGCTTATGAAGTTACTGGGCAACTAATTAAGAGTGTGGCTGATGCCACAGATAAATTATTAGACCTACAGAAAAAAATGAGAGACATTGAGGATCCTAAAGAAAAAGGACCTAGTAATGTTACCAACGCACTTTTTGTAGGGTCAACTGCTGAACTTCAAAAGCTACTCAAAAAAGGAAAGTTAGATGACTGAAGAAATTAAAGAATCTCCTAAAGAGGAGGTTAAAGAGGTAGAAAAGAAGAAGGGTCCTTTCGCCAAGCTTAAGGAAGCTGCTGATGACCATGAAGGTCAGTTGGAAGCAATCAGCACCATGGTCAGACTTGGTATTCTTATCTGGTCTGGTGGTATTTTGACTCTTGCTTATATCAAACTTCCTGCTGCATTGGGCATCCCTGAACAGAAACTTGACCCGACTTTCATCGCGTCTGTCTTTACTGGGGTGCTCGCTACCTTTGGCGTCCAGACGGCAAAGAAGAATGGCGATGGTACATTCAAGGGCGTTGCTGGCGGCGGTGTCTCCAAGGCAGATCTTGAGAAACTGATTGCCGCAGCAGCGCAGACAGCACCTGCTCAGACTATTCGTATTGAACAAGCACCAATTCAAATTGCTACTGCACCTAAGAAGGACGGTGAGCCACCCGTAATGCCTACTATCTAAAACCATGCAAAAACTTATTAATGTCATTGCTCTTCTGTCAGGACTAACCTCCGCTGCTCTTATTGGTGGCAGTGCCTATGTCCTTCTTAACAAGGATGTATTGATTGAAGACGCAAGAGCTAAGGTAACTGAAACAGTTACAAATACAGTAAAAGAAGCCCTTCCTGGTATGTTGGAAGGTAAATTGCCCAAATTGCCCAAAGTCACCGGCCCTGCTGTACCTGAGACAACAGGACTTCCTATCCCCTGAGGAAAATGGCCCCAACATCAAAAGAGGGAGATAAATCATCTTCTCCCAAATCGCCTTTTAAGTGGGCGGTTCTTGGTGTTGCAACAGTATTTGGAGTTGCACATCTTGGTATTGTAGGTCATTTACTTGATCGAAAACACTTACCGATCATCAATCTCCCAGTTGGTGATTACACTGCCTATCAGGTAGATGCCCATAAGGACGGATATCGTATCCAATACCGTGCCAATGATCCTCAAGTGATGGGTAAGGATAAGGTTATTGTAAAGAAGAATGGTTTCTTTGGTATTGGTGGAGATACTAAGATAATCCAACAGGAACAGTACACTATGGATGGAGCGACGCATCTCCAAGGAGGTGAGTTGGGAAAGTTGACTGCGAAAAAGATAGAGTGTATCAAGGCGGAAGGTGGTGGCGAAAATGCAGGTAGATTGGTTGGAACTAGTA